GTGGCTCTCACCCGGGCCCGAGGTAGCGTTTGGCTCGTGTGTCCCCCGATGTCGCGATCTGAGACCTCTCTGGATGAGCGGTCCTATGGCTGTTCGATGATCATGTCGTCACTCCTCGCTGTCGCAGCCGCCGAGTCCACCGCAGTCATCAACTCTGGCGTCGATAGGAACCGGATCGTGGCTAGGTGTGTGCAGTCCCACATCGCCCGTTCGACGAATGCGACCATATGTGCCCAACTCGGCATAGTGGCTCAACCCGTCGTCGCTGGCATTGATGTGCATCGGGACGACTCGCTTCATGCCAGTCTTTGGGAAGCTGACGAGGATCGGCACTTCCTCTCTCGGTTGTCATTCGTGCGATCCAAGGGTCCTGACAACCAGCGGAGGTACCTGCAGCGGTTTGAGGTGGATGGGACGCGGTTCGAGAAGTGTCGACACGCCGTTCGTCATTACGTGCCCGTGGATATGGAGACTAGTCTGACGAAGCCGGCTTCCACGTACGTGGTTCCCCAGCGACGAGCTTTGGCCCCCCCCGCTGAGGATGCCGCGATGGTTCCTATCAGGGCTCACGACCCGTACGCCGAATCTACCTTCCGCCAGTTTGAGGGCACCACCAACGTCTTCCGCCCGGATGGCCCGGATTCCATGCAGCACCACTCCCGTCGTGACACGGTTCTCGAGGCTCGAAGCATGGAAAAGCGCGCCCCTAATCGCCGGGACAGCCCACGACTCAACAAGATCGATCGGGATCGTTTGCGCCAGCTCAAGGCCGGTTTTGCCAAGTTCTTCGACGTTCCCACCGAACCGTTGCCGGTTGACGAGGACCTTTTGGAGGATTGCACCGCATCCGCTTTTCAGTCCTGGTTCAGCGGCCGTACCATGAAGTCCGTCTTCAACAGCGTGGCTAAGTGGGAGGTCGATGAGGATCCGCTATTCATCCGCTTGTTCGTCAAGGCTCAGTGGGTGAAGAAGGTTGAGGCTGCTGGTGCCTCCCAAAAGGATGCCCAAATCATAGCCGAAGCTCCCATAGGCAACACGTTCTCGGACGCCCCCATTGCTGAACTCGTTAAGCGTAGGTTGGCTGACTGGCGGAGGCCCAATGTCCTGATGTTCATGGAGATGGATCCTAGCGAACTTCTCGTCTGGTACGAGCGCAACTGGCGGACCAATCTGGCGAACACCGCGAACGACTACACGGGTTGGGACATGGGCTGTGATCGGGTCTTTTTGGAATTTGACTGTTGGTTGTTCAAGCAAGCTGGCGCCCCTTCCGGGTTTATCAAATCCTACCGACATCGCCGTTGCAACAGTCGCACATTCCGGGGTGCTTATCCCATCATGCAACCGTCTGGAGACCGCTTCACGTTGCTCGCGAACACTTATCGTAACGCTGCTCTTACGGCTGCCTCCCTAGACGTGACCCCTGACACCGCAGCTTGCTTCCTCGGTGATGACTCGGTAGTGAACGGTTCTTGGAAGAAGGCTCGCGGTTTCCACCCGGCTCATTGGCCAATGATCCCCAAGCGTACGGTCGCCCCTGAGCAGGATTTCTGCGGTTGGAATTTCGGTCGCCCCCAGCTCCGAATGTCCTCGAGGTCTCTGTACCACCGGCTTCGCGGGGCTGCCCAACGAGGGGATTCTCGACCATCCTTCTGGCGCAGCATGCGGGAGCAGTACGACATTGTGGATGACAACCAAGATTGGTGTAGTCGCTCGAGTCGGATATTTGCCAGCATGGTTCGTAGGCATCCGGAGCTTCGTGCTTCAATTCCCGACGCATTCTAGTCTCCAAACCGTCGATCCCCCTTGGCCCCCCCCTTTGGCTGTGTTCTTCTCTTTCCTGTTTCCTCTTCTGTGACGTGGGGTTAGCTCGAGCTTTTATGCTCAAACCGGTGTACTTGACCGACCGGAACCTGAGCTTAGCGGTCTCTTGTGTTACGATTCCCTTAATTGGGCGTCCCTCACTCGAGTGATCTGGGATACCCGGCGGTAACGCCGTTAGATGAGTCCTGCTGCCCTTAATTGGGTGTCGCCTCATTAGTATGCACTCTGTCGCCCAGTAGACAGTTGGCCACACCAGGCTGGAGTGCTGTGTTAGCCGATCATCCTTATTAGATGAGCAGAGTGGTAGAGGGTCTCGTAAAGAGGGATACACTCCTTACCTTTCACGAGGTTTGATGACCCTGGTCCACGAAGGTCGCGGGCCTAGCCCCCCCGCCCCAAAGTGTCGCCTCCAACCTAGACACGGTGCAGAGACTGCACGCTAACCGGTGAATGTAGCCCTCGGGTTTCCCATTTGCTGAAAGGAACAGTCCACATATATGCCAGATCGGTGTTGCTACCACCGTCTCGCCCCTGGCCACCCCTTCATGTGTCCTAAATTTTAAAATCTTACCCATCCCTTGAATTATGTCTGATGCCCCCTCCACCTCCCCTTCAGCTCCTTCTGGTGCTGGTGCTGTCGGCCTTCTTGCTTCCAACGTTGCGGTCGCCTCTCGAACCGATACATCCGACACCGTTAATTATGACGCTAGAGCGATTTCTCTACAGGTGGTGCAATACACTGTGGTTTCTAACTCTACCGTCACTGGTAATTCGGTTGTTAAGGTCTCCCCCTCTTCCAGCTTGCGCTTCCGGACCACCTTCGCCCCCTTGTTCCGATCAGCAGTCGTTACCGCAGCTCGCGCCGAGCTCGCTTGTGCACCAGAGTCCGGCTATTGTTTCTATCTGGCG